GGTTTAAGTCCTACCTTCACAACCATTTATTGCCGCTTAGCTCAGTCGGTAGCAGCACGTGACTGTTAATCACGGTGTCCTGGGTTCGAGCCCCAGAGTGGCAGCCATTAAGGTTAATGAGAAATCCTCGGTAAATTGCAATTACTAAAAACTCTGTGAGATGCGAAACTCCCGAACTCTGCTACATTAAAGAGGGAAGAAAAAGCCGTTCCTGGGGTCCTGAGAAACGTTAAATACAGTTGACTGTGAATATGGTATATGTAGATACTATATTCGACCTTTTTTCCGATGGGTTTTGGGTCATAAATAATTATAAACTCCCAAGAATATGCTCGGTTAGTCAAGTTGGTCAAGACGCGGGCCCTTCAAGCCTGAGGCAGGAGTTCGAACCTCCTACCGAGTACCATATAGAGCCTATACTTATTTCTAACGTAAATTTTGGGAATTTAAAGGTTGATAGTTAGGCCATATGCTCGATTCTTCTAGTTGGTCAGGAAGTAAGATTCTCAATCTTAAAACAGGTGTTCGAACCACCTATTGAGTACCATTTATATTTACGCGGTTAGTTTAATGGACAGAACGTGTGGCTACGGACCACGAGATATGGGTTCGATTCCTGTACTGCGTGCCATTAAATTAAATTTAAAAATAAATACTGTATTATATATTATATAATATCTAAATTTATTATTTAGGAGATATTTAAAATGACTCAGTTTCAATTTGATTTGATTTGTAAGCTTATTGATAGTGGTGCTCCTATTCTTTCAAGAGAACTTTGTGGTTCACTTGATGCTTTGGTAAAGGGTTATAATGCTATTGTCGAAGAGAATGAACAGCTTAAGGCTCAGATTGCTTCTATGACTTCTGATGATGAAGCTGTTGCTGAAGAGATTGCTGAATAATTTTTAATATATTTTTTTAGAGCTTGTGCTTATTTCTTTTTATTACATAAAATAATAGCAAAAGTAGCCAAGCCAAATTAAAAACTTTTAGAGCCTATACTTATTTCTATTGTAAATTTATGGGAAATTTTAGTTAGTTAGGCCAAAGTTAATTAGCTAAATTTAATATAGAGCTCATACTTATTTCTTTATATAATATTATGCCTGGACGTAAGAGCCAGGAACTAAAAAATAGTTGAGCCGTTTTAAATAGAACCTATGCTTATTTCTTAGATGAAAGTAATGCGCCGGTGCAGTTAGTAAGATTATTTTACTGACTCTGCTGGCATTAAAGATAGTGTTAGCTAGGTCAATATATTGCGGGGTGTAGCAGTGGTAGCTGGCCAGCCTCATAAGCTGGAGGTCAATGGTTCGAATCCATTCCCCGCATCCAATCATGCTCTGTTAGCTCAGTCGGTAGAGCAGCTGACTTGTAAACAGCAGGTCGTGTGTTCGAGTCACACACGGAGCTCCATTTAAAATTATGAGGTATAAACCTAATGAAAATAAACAAACTTACAGAATCAGAGTTAAACCCTGGAAAAGTCCTTTCTGAGAAGAATGCTGCTGTTGCTGACATGCTTAGTACATTAATTATAGACGAGTGGGAAGCGATTAATGGCTATCAAGGTATTATTCAAAGTATGAAGAATATGAAAATGTCTCAGAAAGCTATTGATATTCTTCAGTCCATTATGGCAGAAGAGCACGCACATGTTGGTGAGCTTCATAAAGTACTTGCTTTGATCAATCCTGATTCGGAAGCACAGATTGACCACGGCAAAGAAGAAGCTGAAGAACTTATTAAGTAATTTATTAAAGAACCTATTTTAATAGGTTCTTTTTTATTAAAGTATTACAAAAAGACTGTATAATAATATATAGTCTTTTATTTTTATTAAATCTATTTGCTAAATTATACTGTAGATAACTTTTGAAAGGAGCCTTTTTGTGTTAACTAAAGCAATAATTCAGAGTATTGATTATACAAAAAATATGTGTAGAGTGCGTATTCCGTTGTTTGAAAACGCGGCGAGAAATGTAAATATTATCGAAGCTGACGCTCAAATTAATATTGTACCTGGTATCTATAATAGCTATAAAACCGGAGACGTAGTATTTATCGGTTTTGAAGAAAATAAGATGGAGTTGCCTGTTATCTTAGGAAAGCTTTTTGTTTCAGCTTCTACTGAGGCGAGCTCTTATCGTGGCAACGTAAGTGGAAACTCATTAGCTATAACCGATACTGCACAGTTGCCTTACTCTACAGTTTTTAATTATGATAAAATTACCCAAAATAGCGCTCTTTATAAAAATTTAAATACTCCAAAGAAGCTGGCCGATAGTATCATAGATTTACAGCGCTCGCCGGTTCAAAAGTATCAAACAATTATAAAAGTTTCTATTGACGGTATTAATTATGATTTATACTTAAAAACATCAAATGATTTTACATATTCACCAGATAAATCTGATGAGCCGCTATTCAGGCTATGCACAGCTCTAAAAAGTAGCCAGCCGGATAATACTTTTATCCCATTAGATTTGGCTGTTAAGAATGACACAGCAATTTCAGAGACACCAACAGTTTTACAAATACAAGAGATTAATTCAACAGATATCAAGCTAAAAGTATTTATTAATGGAAGGGCTCCTGAGATTACTAAGGCTAATATTATAGGAGTCCAGAGTTTTGCAATTTACTATTAATATATTTATTAAATCTATTTACTATTTGCTAAATTATTAAGAGGTGAGATTAAATGCGTTCAATAAAATTTCCAAATATGTTTAGATCTAATAGTACTGAGGTATGGAAGTCCTCTGAGTACCTTAAAGCTACAAAACAGAATACATTTCTTATTTTGCAAACTGAGAGGGGCGAGCTCGAGTGTGACCCTTATTTCGGTTTAATGCTAAAGCATTATTTATTTAGCCAAAATAACTATATCTTAAAAGATATGCTTATTGATACGATTTATACACAGCTTGCATTATTCTTGCCGCAGTTAAAAATACAACGTAACTCTATTGAAATAATTCAAGATAAAGAGCGCGGAAAAGCTTACTGTAGATTTTCTGGTATTAATCAAATTGATTATACTCATAATACATTCAATCTTCTATTGTTTGAAGATTCTGATTTTTAAAAGGAGATACTAAATGATTACACAGAATGAAATATCTTCATTAAATTTATCGCCAACTAAGAAAGACTTTGTTCAGATTTGGAACGAGCTAATCGAAGTTGCCTCAAAGATAACAGAGCGCTGGGATCCCACGAGCACAAATGAGAGTGACCCTGGTATTGTTTTACTCAAAGTGCTTGCCGGTATTGCTGATAAGTTAAATTATAATATCGATAAAAATATTCTTGAAGCTTTTATGCCTACCGCAGCTCAGATGGAGTCCATGAGAAAGCTCTGTGAGCTTGTCGGTTATGATATTAAATACTATCAGTCTGCCGAGACTAAGGTAAGAATTAAGTATACTGGTAATACTTCAGACCGTTCAGCGGATAATGATGAGAAGCTGCCAGATCTCGGTCTGCAGATACCGAAATTTACTACTATAACAAATGCTGATAAGGATATAACTTTTGTAACTACTAATGAAATCCCTGTATTTATTACAAATGATAATCCTTGGGTAGAAGTATCTTGTATTGAAGGTCAGATAAGCCAGTGTGAAAGTATTAATGAGAATAATTTAATCACCCTTGCTCAATTAGATGATGAATATAGATACTATTTACCGGAAATTCAAATCGCAGAAAATGGTATTTTTGTATATAACGCAGCTATTTCTAGTGGCGGTACCTATATAGACGGTACACCTTGGGAACAGGTTTTAAACTTGAATACAAGATCTACTGAAACTCGTGTTTTTAAGTTTGGTTATGACTCTTTTGAGGGTCGTCCTTATCTTGCTTTTCCTGAAGACGTTGGTAGCTTGATCGGAGATGGCTTATTTATTTACTTTATTAGAACGAGTGGACTTAATGGCAATATTTCACCCAGAACTCTCGAAGTTCTCGAGTTGCCCGCTGGTGAAGGCTGGGATGACCGTTCAGCTGAGCAGTTTGAGGTGGTAAATGTTGATGCCACGACAAATGGAGCCAATATTGAAAGTATTTCTGCGGCATATAATAATTTTAAAAAGACGGTCGGAACATTTGACACTCTTGTAACCTGTCGTGACTATATGAATAAGATTTATTCATTAATGGACGCTAATAACTCTCCTTATGTGTCTAATATATTGGTTACAGATATTCGAAACGATATTAATAGTGCCATTACTCTGTGTAGCTGTAATGAGTTTGGTATCCTTTATAAAGAAATGCCTTTAACTAAGACGACATCGATTGCGTCTTCTATTAGAGCTGAAGGCCCAAAAGATGGTACTACTGATGTATATTCATTAATAGTAGATCAAGACCCAAATAATAAAACGGAAGTACCTTTAATCGATCATTTTGATTTACTTTTGTATCCTTTTAAGACTTTTACACAGGTATCTTCCAGTGCAACTGACTTCGTTGAACCTTATAACAAATCATTTACTTATACCGAACAGATGAATGCTGAAATTGAGGCATCTTTGGCTGACCTTAAAACCTGTGCACACAGTTTAACAACCCCGGTAGAAGGCGACATTATCGCAATAAATAACTATTTAAGACTTAATGCATTTATCGCTACATCAATTAAAGTATCTGAAATTGAAGCAAAAAGTATCTTAGCTAATGTTAAAGCCGCTCTCGTCAATGAGTTTAATTTGAGAAACCTTGATTTTGGTGAAGAAATTCCTTTTGAAAATATCTTAGCTGTAATTGAAAATGCAGATTCTAGAATTAAAGTTGTTTCTCTGCAAGAACCGACAGTTTTGACAACCTACTCCGTAAAAGAACGCGTCGAAGGGGACCTTACTACTTCTTTTACTTCTAAAGAATATGGAATCGCTTCTTCTGCTGATGAAGAAATTTACGGGGTAAATTACTCAGATGAAGCTGGCAATGATTACAGAACTGCAAAAGGAGAAACTGCAAAAGATCTTTATAATAAATTAACACTTAGAAATATATTAGCAGGTAGAGCTTCTTTATTTGACTATGATGAAACTTTCGTAGCTAATAATTACGAAAAGCCTTATACTATTACTAAGAGACTTGCTGTCGATACCGATGTCCTCGAGAGCCTTGATTATCCAATTGGTGAACATCTACTTACTCCTGATAAAGTTGCAGCAACCGAAGGTGGCACTGTAACACTCAGAGTGTTTGAACAGAAGCATAAAGATGAGGAGTCCGGCGAGATAATTACTGATATTCAGAAAGAAGTTTATGAAACTTACACCCCGGCTTTACTTTTAGATGAAGAAAAGCAGCCAACCTTAAAGGGTGATACTATAGCTGATATCACTCGCGTTGAAGCTGTTTGCGAGATTAGTAGTACAAGTGAAGATGGCCTTTTTGATAATATTACATTAGCTAAAAACGAAGTTATTAAATTTAGAGCTCCTAACTTAATAACTACTAAGACATTTCCAGCCTATGTTTATTATCACTTTGAACATAAGGATGCTACTAGCAACTCCTCAGGTGCTAACATGCTTACGGGTAGCGAATATGGAAGCTTTGCTAAGGCAATGACTTTATCTGAATTTATAAACCAAGATAATATAGGCGCTAATAAATTCTTTGCAAAACTTTGGGAAGAGGCTGGCATTGATTTCTCTAATAAAGATTATACTTTTGAAGCAGAGCGAGATGACCCTACTAATCCGAAAATTCCGAGTGGTGGCAAACTTGCTAATATCTTTAATACTGCAATTGCAGTTGAAGCTGATACACAACTTCAGGTAAAAAAGAAAGACCCCATTACAGGGCTACCTGTGGAGCCGGTTGATTATGTAGATTATTTTAAAGATGATCAACCTAAGATATTTATTAAGAAGTCTGATTTTGAGAATGTACTCAGCGAGCATTTCAGCAATAGTGCTAATAACATACCTGTCAAATTTAGATATTATCCATTAACTTATCATACGAGTAGTATTTGGAGTAGCTGTATTAAAAAGCTTGATACCAGTTTACCTACTAATGACTTATGGCAGCTTTCTTCAACAAGTAGTTATCCAAGAGGCAGGCTTGTTACGGAGTCTGGTAAAAAGCTCAGTGGTTTGAATGGAGATAGCCTCACTCAGGGCAATGTTGGTGAATTAGTCTATATTTGTACATACCTCGGCTCCGACCCTAACTATGCTTCGATAGAAGAAAAAAGCGAAATTGAGCTAGGACCTAATGACAAGCTTTATATACATTATACTCCTTCTAGCACAAACGAGGACGGTGAAACCGTGAATGCTGAACCTGTTTCTATTGTATATGAAGGAGGCATTAAAACTGATTCGAAAGGTAATAAAACTGATCCAATAATTATTAAACCATCAGGCTTTACTTTAATGCCTTCTGATGATGTTAATAGACAGGGTACGTCATGGAAGAAAACTGATGTAGACTTTGGTAGTCATGGTAGGAAAAATCTTCTTGCTTTGGCACCTAATGAGCAAATTGAAATGAGAAGTATTTCAAAAGTTGTTCTTAATAAGCCTGCTAGATTCTATAAGAACTTTGATAATATTGACCTTGAGCGTATTAATATTAACGAACCCTATAGTTATGAGCTTAAAGATGGTGAGTATATTTTCTATACAGACCTAAATACTCAAGAGGCTGCTTATTACGGTAGTGGCTCAGTTATAACTCTAGAGGGCGGGGCAAATATTCCAAAGGCTTCTGACCCAGTCGAAGTTTCCCAGATTTTAGAAAAAGGTTTACACGTTGTTCCGTGGAGTAATACTGTATTATTAAGTGATAGTCGTAAAATTACAATAACTGAATATCAATATATAACTCTAACCGAAGGTGATACGCTAAACACTTTAACTGTTAATACAAAAAATGAAGATAATCAGGAGATTTGGAAGAAGACTCGGGAGAGCGAGAATACTAGTTCTTTAACCTTGGGAAGCATCAGTGCAGGCTGGATAAAGTGTGACCAAGAAAGTCCAATTACTTATACAACCTCTGGTGCCAAAACTGCAACCTCACTTCCTAAAATATCACTCGGTCAGGATTCACAGACTACTTGGGAAGTATGTAGCTTTCTTGAATTATCAACATCTCCAGGCTATGCTCAACAGCTAAGAGCTGCAGCATCAGGTACAGATACTAACACATCTATTACTAACAAAATTAAGGTTTATACTAGTACGGGTACTAGCGAGAAATTAGCTGCAGTAATTACACCCCAACCGACAAGTATTCCAGGTAGCAGCGGAACCTTTGAGGATATTTCAATTAAGCTTAATACTATAGCACAAACAGCTACTGGTAGTTTTGAAAAGCCACGTAATACCGATAAAGATACTAAGACTGTTATACAAATGAAAATCTTTAAGGAAGAGGCTCCTGCTAAAATCGAGCTTGATAGTCTTGACGAGGCTATTACACCAATTTCTACAAAGTATACTGCACCCGCAGTTGCAAAAGTAACAGATATAAATAATTATTGGTCTAAAATTGATATTAGTGCTGAATTACAGCGTTCTTATACGAAAGTTACTACAGAAACCACTGAGGATGGCACGCAAACAGAAATACCAGAACAAGTAAGCAAGCCAAACGCGCTTAAGCTTAATTTTATGATTCCGGACGATGACCTATTTGGTATCTTTAGTATTTATTTAGAGGTTCCCGTAGATAAATTAGATAGCAGAAGTAAGCAGAATATGCTAAATTCCGGTGCCAAAGTGTTTATCGACGTGCCTGATGAGCTTGGTGATTACAAAGATGTTATTTCGATTTTTAACAATAATAATGAGTGGTGGTCGGAAGGTATTGCAAAAAAACACAACAGACTTTATCTTAGAGCTGGGCTGAATTGTATTAAGGTAACTAAATCTTGTAGCCTTTTCATTAAGGCTGAAGCAAGTGCTGTTGGAAATATACTTTATGATAATATGAAGTTAGTTAGAGGTATTGCAACTAATGGGGTAAACTTAAAGCTACTTGATCCCGATGCGACCTTTAACGCGGAATCCGCAAAAGCTGAAAAAACCATAGATCAAAAGAAAAACTTAGCTAATGCCGTACTTGATGGTATTAATGCTCTAGATAAAAACCATGAATTCTATTATAATGTGCCTATCGAAAATAGCTTAGCAATGGAGTTCAACGATAACATAAATTCGTTTTCTAATCCTTACACGCTATATGATATCAATAACATAAATAATAGCTTTGTAGTTTCAAAGTTAGACGTTGCGTACTTAGATAAAGGTCTAAGCATTGCGAAATCTTCTAGATATTAAGGAGTTGATAATTTATGATTAGTATAAAAAATCAAATACCTAGTATTTACTATGATGCTTCTCGTGACTTTCAGATTTTAGGCCATTTGTACGAAGTTGTACTTAACTATGTTAAAACAAACGCTGACATGCTGTATCTTCTTCCAAACGGTATTGAAGAAGATACGCGTGCCACGGAGTTATTGGCAACTACATTAGGATTTAAGCTCAAGCGGAACTATGATAAAGCACAACTTGCTGCTCTTGTAAGTATTTTTCCGCAGTTGCTAAAAATTAAGGGAACTAAAAGAGCAGTCGACTTGGCAGGTAATGCTTTAGTAAAAGCTTCCGGTGTTCCAGGTGTATTCTCAAGTGAAATAGAGAACCACATTATGACTATTAAAATTCCAATAGAACTTTCAGATATTACGCTATTTATTGACTTGCTTCCTTACATTATGCCTTTTGGTATTAGAGTGTCAATAATAAGAAATACGGTCATAAAGCATGAGCCAGCAACCTCTATTGGCACGACTGCAATCATGCGAAAAGCACTTCCTGGCTATTATGATGAAAGCACTCCTTTAGGTATTCCACATCCTCTTGGTCTTGTTAGTATAATAACTCCAGAAGATTCTGATCCTATAGTAGACTATTCTGATTCTAATTTCATTGACCCTGAAACTGGCAAGGTTATTGCTGGTCAATTGGGTGCTACACCGATTATTGCTTTTGAACCATCTAAGGAGGAAAATATATAATGTCACAAACTATTTTTTCGGGCGGCCTCGGATATGAGGGTAAGGTAACTCTTACCCTCAAAAGTAATAACCGTGTGCTTAAGTCTAAAACATATAAAAATCATGGAACAGCTCTGTTATTTAAATTTTTAGGCGATTGCCTAATGGGCTCATATGAAGAAGCCAAAAGTCTTTTGCCTGCAAAACTTTTACTACTTTACAATGGTTCTGATTCTTTGGCTAATGCTGACCCAAAGTCTGTGCAACTACGCTCGGATTGGCAAACATTCGCGAAGGTACCTTCTATTATTAGTGATAGTAAGACTGAACAAGTAAAAGTTATATACAGTTTTGAAATACCACGTGCAGCAATCGACGAGAAAGGCTTTAATCAAATAGCACTTTACGGTGTCGGTGTTGACCTTAAAGACTTTCGGGATGCTTTTTCTGCGTATTATTATCTAGTCGATAACAGTGGGAAACTTAAAACAGAAGAGGTACAACAGTGGTCTGCTACTACGATTTTACTAATCGAGTGGGAATTGAGTCTATCTAATAAAAACGTAGAAGTAACGAATAATTAAGGAGAGCACGATGACTAATTATAGTATAAACAATGGGTTTTTATTAAATAATGAAAGAGTTTTCTTACCAAGTACAAATATAAATATATTTCCCTGCTCTCGAAGAGGCCAAAGCCAGACTGGCAGCTCAATAGCTCAGTATGACCCTGAAGCACGCTTGAACACCGAGCGCACAAACAGACTTCATACAGCTGTTAATGGTTTTACAGATCGTTTTATCATAAGCTTTGATAAGACGTCACAGATATTAAAGTTTGTTTTAGCTGGTTATTCTATAGATGCTAAAAGCTTTGACCCGGCTATTATAGCAAGTAATTTGGGAGTAGAAACGGGTACAATTTATGCCTATCTAGGCTTACATGGAGGCGTTTCACTTAGTACCGCAGACTATTTTACTGAGATTTTATATCGACAGGCTCCAGCGGATGAAGTCCGGAAATTAAATTATTTAGACGTTCCTTATGATAATACAGACTTCTTTGTAGGAGTTTCTTTTACAGCAGATGAGGAGGTACATGATACCGGTGTCACTCCTTGTATATTACCTTTATTTTCGTATAATGGTAGTTCTTGGGAGCTTGTGCAGGCTTCTTTGCTTCCAAAAATAGAGCATGGTGATACAGAAAATTCTATAAAATTTGGTACTGTTACAGAACTGACTGCAAATGAAATTTGGCTCGGCGATAGTGAGTCCGCTAGTCCAGTACCGGCTTTAGAACTTGCACATTTAGCAAGCTCAGACAGTTACCAACTACGTTTTAAATTTGGTCAGTCTATATCAATTAAAGAAGAATAATGATATTTGGGTTAACTCGATGGGTTAGCCCAATTGTTTTAATAAAATAATAAATTAATAATACGCTAAATTAATAGAGATACGAGAGTTCAGCGAGTGAAGCTTTACTCTAATAAAAATAAAATAAAAGGGGAATGCTTCCGATGTGGTATGAAAATGCTTTTGTGGTAACTGCGATTTCTGTAGTTATTACTCTTACAATTACATTAATATTTAATAAAATAATTGGTTGGCCAAAACTACGAAAAAAACAGAGGGAGGCGGAGCGATTGGAGAGAGCCAGACAGGCGGAAGAAGACAGGATACGCGACCAAAAAATTGCAACCTTAGAAGCTGCGGTAGCTTCTTTACCTGGTTATCGTGAGCAAAGCATACAAATTCAGCAACAGCTTCAGGCTGCAGATACTACTATTTTAGCTACTTGTCAACAAATTCAAGCAGGTGTAACGGAAAGTACTAGAGTATTAAATGCACGTTTAGACAAACTCGAAAGGCGTGAGAAGAATGCACTCAGAGAAAAGATTCTTCGAGAATATCGTTTAATGTGCTCAGACGCTTTAAATGAAATGCGAGCTTGGAGTGAAATGGAAGCTCATGCATTTTTTGCGTTAGTACGCGATTATGAAGAGCTTGGCGGTAATGATTATGTACACTCCGTAGTACTTCCAGCGGTGAATGAGCTAGAGGTTATACCAATGACTGATGTCGAACGCTTAGCTGAGATGTTCCGTAGAAGAGACCAAGGCGCACTTAGGCAAAGAGATAATACTTAATTAATAGAAAGGATTTATACAAATGCTTGGAACAATTAAAGAGCTAATTCCACTACTTACAGGTCTTGTTGGACTAATTTCAACAGGCATAGCAGCTTATTTTGCAATCGTAAATTTTATTAAAAACTTTAAAGGTAAAAAGGCAACTGAAATTTGGAATCTTATAATGACTGTTGCCGATGCCGCAATGAAAGAAGCTGAAGCAAGTCAGCTTGATGGTGAAGGTAAAAAACAGCTTGTTATTGATACCGTAAAAGCTAGTTTAACTTCAGCTGGATTAGATATTGCAGGATTCCTCGATCAGCTTAGTGGCTATATTGATGATACGATTGCGTTTACAAACGGAATGCAAAAAGCTAAAGAAAATAAAGAATTAAATAAGTAAAATATAAAAAATAAGGTCTGTCAATAGATAGGCCTTATTTTTTTTTCTTAAATTTTAAAAAGAGATATTGTATAATATAAAGTAAAGTAATAAAAAGGAGTAAAATAATGTCAAAACAATATACTTCTGATAACATTAAAGTTTTAAACGATATTGAACACATCCAGCTTCGCTCGGGAATGTATATTGGTGAAGCCAATGACCCCAGATCACTTTTTTCAGAAATGTTTGATAATGCAATGGACGAGGTAAGTGCAGGGCACTCTACTGAGCTTATTGCAGAAATAGACACTAAAGAAAATCGGTATACAGTCCATGATTTTGGTAGAGGCATTCCGCATGGCTTAAAAAAGCTAGACAATGGAGAAGAAAAAGAAGTTGTTGAAGTACTTATGACTATCGCCAACTCTGGTGGTAAATTTGATAACAATTCTTATAATTATTCTGCAGGTCTTAATGGTGTAGGTATGACTGTCACAAATGCTCTTTCTGAGACTTTTACTATCAGAACTAGACGTAGTGGTAAATATGTCGAAGCTACGACTCACGGGTCTGCTGATGTAGAGCTAAAGAGAGGCAAGACTTCTGAGCACTCTGGAACCTCTGCTTCTTTTATTCCAAATAAGAAGTATTTCCATTCTTCTAAAATTCCTCACGATTTTATAATTAATCGTTGTAAAATTGCGTCAGCTCTAGGTTTTAGGGCTAGATGTATTATCGATAGTGAGGAAGTAGATACTAACTGTACAATTTTTGATTTAATTAAAGAAGAAGACTCTAAGATTGCTACCTATGTAGATATTCCTACTATAGAAGTTTTTAATGACGCCGGTGAGTCAATGAAGGTGGCACTTAGATATACCTCAGATACGAAAGATAGATATTTCGGATATACTAATCTTCTTTCTAATTATCTTGGTGGTACTCACGTGCAATGCTTGTCTAAGGCCATTCAAACAACCTGGGAAGCGTTAATTAATAAGTATAAAAATTTGAAGCCTGCAGTTGACCTTAAACCTTCAGATTATCTTGTTGGACTTAGAGGTATTTGTGCAGTATTTATTTCGCACCCGGAGTTTTCTTCACAAACAAAAGAGAAATTGGTAGTCAATAAGACTTATTTTGATAGCCTTATGGAAGCTTTTAATAAGAGCCTAACAAAATATCTGACCAATAATATTGAGGTCGCTCAGCAGCTTTTAAAGCGCTTTGAGGATTATCGTATTGCACAGAACGCCCTGCTCAATCAGAAAGAGCTCTCTTCTCTAATTAAAATAAATGAAGATTCTGGTGATAATATTAGACGCCGTTCCGTTGTATCTAAATTGGTAGAGTGTACTTCCAGAAAGAGAGATGATACAGAGCTCTTTATTGTTGAAGGTGATTCAGCTATGGGCCCGTATCTCTATGTAAGAGATAAGGCAACCCAGGCAGTACTTCCTATCAGAGGTAAGATTCTTAATACCACTTATAAAGACCTCAAAGAAGTAATTCAGAATAAAGAAATTTGTGATATTGCTAATAGTATCGGTTGCGGTATTGGAGCCCAGTGTGATGCTTCAAAGTCAAGATACGAGAGAGTAATTATATCCGCCGACGCCGACCCTGATGGACTTCAGATTAATTGTCTCGTACTTGCGGTATTTATTAATCTATTTCCTGATATGGTAAAGCAAGGTAGAGTTTATGTTTCACTTCCGCCTCTTTGGTGTTGGGGAGATAACCCTAAAAATTTTGGCTGGGGTAATACTGTTGCGGATATTCCTGCTGGAGCTAAAAATGTAACTCACTTTAAAGGATTAGGAGAGATGAACACAGATCAGCTTTATTATTTCCTTGTCGATAAAAATACCAGAAACGTACTTCAGATTGAGTACCCCTCTGATATTGATGAGTTTAATAAAATTCTCGGTACTTCTGAAGGTAAAGGAAGCCTTCTTAAAGATCTTGGAATTATTCTAAACTCTGAAACAAGGGTCTTTACAAATCCTGAACCTATTATTAAGCTTACTGAAAAGGTTGAGGAGCCTGTAGTAGAAGTTAAACCTGTGGAAAAGAAGCCCGCTAAGAAAACGAGCTCAACAAAAAAGATTGCGATAGTCGGAGAAGGTAGATCACCAGCACTTGCACCTACAAATCTTTTTGCAGGATTATTTGATTAAGGAGGAAATATATGAGTAAAGTTATTCCTATAAAAGATGCTCTTGAGCTTGCGTCTGAAAACTATAAAGAGTATAGTATTTATATTGCGAGTGGACGAAGCTACCCCTGCTTGGTTGATGGTGCGAAAAGTGTTCAGAAGAGAGTAATCTATTCTCTACATAAAAAGGCACCTAGATCAATAGTGAAAGTAGCCGAAGCGAGTGGATATTGTTTAGATCTGCATCCACATCCCACAGCAGTACCTGAAGTTATTGTGTCACTTGGCGATAACGGTAACAAATTTAAGTTTGTAGATACTCAAGGAAACTTTGGTCACCGAGCTAAAAATATTGAAGCTTCTGCACCTCGTTATATTGGATGCAGACTTTCTGATCTTGCTATTGAGCTTACTTGTGATGGCATTGAGTATTGCCCTACAATGACAGGCGAGCTTGATAAGCCTGAGCCTATTGCCTTGCCTACTCTGCTTCCTCTTTGTTTCTTAAATTCGATGTCAGGTATTCCTGCAGGTCTGCCTAAGCTCAATATTCCTTGTCTTGATATCGAAGGTATGTTTGATTATTACCTTGATATTCTCAAGCACAAGGACCTTAATTGGGTACCCAAGAAGCTGCCTATCCCTAACGTCGGAGTGCCGATTTTATCAAGTAAAAATGACTGGGAAGAAGTTCTTAAGACTGGAAAAGGCTCTATCAGACTTGCACCTGAAATGACTATTGATAAGAATGGTACTATTACAATTACAGCAATGCCCTCTTCGAAGACCGCGGAGCACGTAAGAAAAATTATTGAAAAAGAAATCTTGCTTGATAAGGTTGATATGCGAGACGAGTCCACTTATGATACTCGTATTGTAGTTGAGAAGGTCTTTAAGAAGCAATGTGATATGCAAGATATATTTGATAGACTTTATAAAAAACTTCAAACTTCTGAAACATATAATCTTGCTTTCTTTGACCAGGACCATATCTATGTACCTTGCAGTTTTGACCTCGTAGTAAAGTCTAACCTTAATTACCTTATTGAGACTCATACTAACAGGCTTACTCATCAGATTCAAGATAATAAAGAAAAGCTCGAAGTACTACAAATTATTGAAAAGCTTAAGAAAACAAATAATTGGAAAGCTATTTTTGATCTTACTTATGATGATGCTTGTAGCTGGCTTCAGAACCAATTTAAATGCTCCCAGGAGACGTCTGCGGCTGTGCTTAGAAAACCTATATCCTATCTAACAAAAGAGCACCAGCAAGAAATAAACGACCTTCTGGACGTTATTAATGAACTTGAAAACGACCAGTCCGATATTTTTGAAATGCTAACCAAAAAATATAAAGCTGTAAAGCAAAAAGTTCTTAAGGAAATCACTTCCAATACAACCAAATTCATTTAAAGTAACCTTCGTTATATTCTGCTAAATTATATAAGCAAATATAATGGAGGAATTATTATGAAATATAAACGCTTAAACTTTGAAGATTATTTTACTATTTGTTCTGAAAACTGGAATAGGTTAGGTACTAGCTTAGAAATAGCTAAATATGAAAGTATTCCATATGAATTTAAGGGTAAACAATATTGTGTAGATTTTCAAGTTCGCTTTGATAAAGTAAGAAACTGTATTCAAGTAATCTTTGAACAGACTTCGAGTAAATCAGACTGGAGAGTTAATTTTAAGTTTCCTTCTAAGATTTATGATAAATTTACTTTTGAAGGAAAGCTTATTCAACTCAAAGTACACAGAGGCTGGGGCAATATGTGGCTTGTTTGCCAATCAGCAGTGAGACAAAAAATTAAAGCTCTTTTAGATGAGTATCCTGATTGCTTTATTGAAGTATTTGGCTGGTCTCTTGGCTCTGGTATGGCACAGCTGGCAGCAGAAGATATTTATTTCAAATTTGGAATTAAACCTTATCTCTATACTTATGGAAGCGTTAAACCGTTTTATGGTAAAGACACGTACAATTTCGTAAGATCTTGTTGCCAAGAAGCGTATAACTTCTATGACCATTGCGACATTGTTGGTTATATGGTGCCTTTCTTCGGCTGGCGTGCAATCAATCATTGTAAAGTAAAGCTTGAAAAATTTAGTATTCTTAAGTTATTTAAGCCTAATACCTATCATACTAAATATGATGTTCCAGGGCAATATAAACAGTATAATACTTAATAAGATTTTATAAAGACGATCATTAAATATGATCGTCTTTTATTGTATTATATAATATAAAATTATTTTAGGAGTTTATAAATGGTAAAGCTTGATGAAAAAGATTTATATCAACTTTTAATTGCAGAATTTCGATATGCTGTAAAACGAGATAATCATCTTGCACCAGGAGGTTGCGTACAGCATGTTATGGACTACCTTCCTGAGATGTCGTCACAGTGGAAAACTCATACCGCAGAGCAGTTGACTAATGAGATTATTCAAGAAAGACTTTTTATCGGCGGCAGAGTAAAAGGTCGACTTGAACAGGATGCAGAGTGGGAAAAGCTTCTTGTTTTTCTAACAGACTATATTACAAAGCTTCCATACGCAGTAGAAAAATACATGCAGTATATTTATAATAAACCTGATTGGGAAGCTAATATCAATTATTATTCTCCAGAAATGGCAGCAAAAATTAAACTAAATCAAACAAAATTTAGTGTATAATATAGTATTAATTGAAAGGAATTATATTAAATGAGCATTGCTGATATTTATTTTAAGAATGAAGTGAATGAGCTTCTTACTAACGGCTTTAACGACAAGGATTATCCTGTAAGACCTAAGTGGCCGGACGGAACCGCAGCGCACACCATTAAGACTTTTTGTGCTGTTCGTACATATGATCTTTCTAAAGAGTTTCCTATTCTTACCCTCAGAACTCAGGCTTTTAAGGGCGTAGTAAGAGAGCTTCTTTGGATGTGGCAGAAGAAGTCCAACGTAGTTGACGAGCTTGGTAAGAGCGCAGCTATTTGGAGAGCTTGGGAAGGTGAGGACGGAACTATTGGAAAGACCTATGGCTATCAGCTCGGTAAGGTATCTGATTATGGCTACGGCAAGTTTGACCAGGTAGACAATCTTATTTATCTTTTGAAGAATAAACCAATGGACCGCAGAATGATTACTACTATGTGGTGTCCTCAGGATCTTAATGAGATGAATCTTCCTCCGTGTGTGTATGAGACTCTTTGGGATGTTTCTGACGGAAAGCTTAATTGTACCGTAATTCAGAGATCTGGTGACCTTCTTGCTGCAGCCGCTTCTGGTGGTTGGGACACCATTCAGTATGCCCTGCTTGTACATATGCTTGCACAGGTCTGTGGTTATAAGCCTGGCACACTTGTTCATATCGTTAATAACCTTCATATTTATGACCGTCACGTAGATCTTGTTAAGGAAGTTATGGAGAACCCTGAGTATCCCGGTCCTCAGCTTAAGCTCAATCCTGAAGTAAAGGATTTTTATGACTTTACTGAAGATGACTTTGAGCTTGTTGGCTACCAGTCTACTAAGCTTACTACTAAATTCGAAGTTGCTGAGTGAGAGGCTATGTGTTACTATGATAATCTAGTTATACCTTTTCCAGTAGGTACCAGAGTACGTATTCAGAGACAATACGAATGGGAAGGTACTGAAGAGTGGCTTCTTTATGAAATTACTAATATTTCAATAAGTTGCAACAAAAAAGGGGAGTGGACCAAAAAATATCGAGCCATGCGAGTAATAGATGGTAAGACTATTGATTCACAGCGTAATTTTAATTTTGAGGAGATAGGCAAGACGGTTGAAGCCTATTACGGTGATAACGAATGACCAAAATACCGATGAATAAATTGACTGCTAAAACTATTACTCTTGAAGAGACTAATGAACTTTTAGCTGCGGTCGAATCCGTTAAGCTTTGGCAGCTTGAAATTGAACGTGCAGAAAAGGCGCGTAAAAAGGCGGAAGAAGCCTTGGATGCTATTATTGCGGAGTCTCTTAAACAGATGCCTCTAAAGTGGATGGAGGGTGAATTAGTTAAGGTAACTGATTATAATAGACTTTACTGCTACCTTGATGATAAATTTACTTGCATTCACATAGACAGTCCTCCGGAGGTAATCAATGAAGGAATTCTTTAAACATCTTAAGATTATCAGAACTCATAGAAAATATGTCAGAAAGGCCTGTTTCAAAATGGGCCTCTTCTGGCAGGGGCTTACTCATGACCTCAGCAAGTATTCTATTACGGAACTTAAGATCTGTAAATATTATACCGGCAAAAAGAGCCCTCATCAAGTAGCACGCGAGCAACTTGGATATTCTCCTTCTTGGATTCATCATTATCATACTAATAAACATCACTTTCAATACTGGTGGGATGAAGATGAGGAAGGCAAAATTATTCCTATGAAGATGCCTTTCAAGTATATTATGGAAAGCTTCTGTGATATGCTTGGTGCTTCTAAGGCTTATAATCCAGATAACTGGGCACCTGAAATGCTTTTAAATTATTGGGAAAATAAGTGTAGAGGAAAGAGAATTCAGCATAAGGAATCTGAAGATTTTCTCGATTATCTTATTATGCAGTTAGTGGTTGACGGAGAAGAAAACTTTTTTGAATGGTATAATGATATTAAAGATTTGTTAAAGACAGAATACAAGGAGGGCTGGAAATGGCAGCAGATTCAGAAAAAAGAAAAGTAACTATTGAAGCAACAGAGACTCGAACTACTTTTATTCCAGTAGAAAGTCATCCACACGTTACAATATGTCAGTGTTGTTTATTATGTGATAATTCAAGACCTTTTGTTAATGGCTATCCGCCTGGACCAAGTCCTTGGGTCTGTGATGAATGTAGGGAAGCTATTGCTTTTGTAAAAGATCTGAGAAACTCAGCTAAAGAGGTTTCGGAAGAAGCGTCAAAAGAAATTAAAGCAAGTATTGCACTTCTTTAAAATACTAAGACAGGTTAGTAAAATAGCCTGTCTTTTATTGTATTATATAGTATGAATTATTAAGGAGAAAAATATGAAAAGACCTTCAATAGATGAATATTATCTTAATATCGCTAAGGCTGTTTCTGAGCGGTCGACCTGTTTAAAGAAATGGTATGGAGCAGTTTTAGTGAAGAACGGTGAGATTATTAGCACTGGTTATAATAATCCACCTCGTGGGGAGCCTCATTGTTGGACTTGTACCAAATGTGATAGTGGAAAAGATATGGCTACTTTCGCTACATGTCCCGCAGTGCACGCGGAGATGAACGCGATTATTAGTGCGTCAAGAAATGAGATGTTAGGAGCAGACCTTTATCTTGCTGGGTATAGCGTAAAAACAGGCGAACCTATTGAGTGTGAAGCTTGGCCTTGCGAGATTTGTTTAAGACTTATTAAAAATGCAGGTATTTATCGTATTATAAATAAAAAGGGTGTTATTTATATGCGTTCTGAAGATGGTATTTTAAAGCCCCTTAAAGAGAGGATAAATTAATATGGAACTTAATACAAAACATGTAGTAGCTTTTATAAAAGAAACACCTAATAAATCTGAGGCCATTGACTGGCTTGAAAAAATTTCAACATATGATACTGCAGATATTGCTGTAAAATGCGTTATTTGTGAAGAATATACTCCCATGAATTCTCATGACGGTAGGGCTTGTAGCGTATTTATTTGTGATAAATGTAAGGCAGCAATAATGCACATTAGAAATATTTTAGATAATGGAGGAAGTGTAGTATGATTATTGGAATTGTATGTGTTGATAAAAAGTGGGGAATTGGAAAAAAGAATGATCTTCTCTTTCACTTGAAGAAGGATATGGAATTCTTCAAAAATACTACTATGGATAGTATTGTTTTAGTTGGATACCAGACTTTACTCAGTTTTCCAGGAAGTAAGCCACTGAAGCATCGTTCTACTATTTGTCTTTGTCCAGAGGAAATAGAAAGAGATGATTGCTTCTGTATTCATGATTTTAACACTGCAGTAAAGCTTGTAAAAGAACTTGCTAAGACTAAAAATGTGTATGTGATCGGTGGAGCCATGCTCTATAAGTCTATGTTACCTTATTATGATGAGGTGCTTGTGACTAAAGTAGATGCTGATGGCGGAGCAGAGGTTTTCTTCCCTAATCTTGACGAGTGTACTGAGTTTACAGCTCGACGTGTTTCAAGCTGTGAAGATATGGGATACGATACTAGCTTTTGGACTTACAAAAGAAAGAAGGACACTGATTAATAGTTTTTATGGAATATGCATTTATTGATTTTATAAAAGCTGCCTCAGAGGCCCCAACAGTTTCTGACGTACAAGGTATTGTAAAACTCGCTTTTGCAGCTTTTTTGCGTGAGTTAAAAGCAAGAGAAACAAAAGAAGCAAAGTCTATTTATATAGACAATTTAATTGTTTTTATGAAAACTCTCGGTGGCCGGAATAAAACGCGCAGTAAAAATGGTATTGGGCGACTTGCCTACTTCTTAAACGCTTTTAGTGAGGAACTTTCATTATGGTTAGCAAATCAGAATGCTTTAGAGTTTATTGGTAATGATCATTTTGAACTTCTTCGTGGCGGCCATGGCACTGATGACCCGGATTGTATTTTTACTTGTAGTAGCGGTTATAAGTTTACTTTAGAAGTAAAAATGTATTATGATCAAGAAAGCTATAATAAGGCGAAGATTGATACTAATTTTCATAAAGCAGATTATTGTATTGCTTTTTTACTTGAGTCTAAGGAGTGGCTATTCAGTCGAAAAGATGATAATTATGATGTACTTTACACGGTAGATGCACTCTCTAATTCTGATCCTTGGTTAGCTGAAATAAATTTGCCAACCTGTATTACAACAGTACGATTTTCAGTGCCAGGCAAAAAACTCGATGATTTAACTGATGAAGAGCTTTTGGCAGCAGCTAAGAAAGTTTACGTTGGAACGGAAGTTAAAAATGAAGTTAATTTTAGGTTTTATGAAAACAAAACTAAAGATTTCTTTAAGCCAAGTACATATGGAATTGATTTAGCTAATAAGTCTGATTTTACTATTTATCAGTAAAATATATGCTAAAATAATTACCCCTATAAAAGAAAGGAGTAAAATATATGTTACATTTACATCATAGTGGCTTTGTAGAAGGTCCTTGGGTTGATAGCATTGACGTAAGAGATTTTATTCAAAAAAATTATAATCCTTATCATGGCGATGCTACTTTTCTAGAAGGTCCGACAGAGCGCACTAATAACCTAATGAAAACTGTTCAGTGCCTTTTTGAAGAAGAGCGCCGTAATAACGGAGTAAGAGCAGTTGATACAGAGATAGTAAGTTCGCCAACAGCTTATGAACCTGGATATATTGATATAGATCAAGAAATTATTGTTGGCCTACAAACAGATGAACCGCTTAAAAGGGGCGTCGCTCCATTTGGCGGTATTAGAATGGCAAGGCAGGCGTGTGAAGCTTATGGCTACAAGCTTAGTCCAAAAATCGAAGAAGAGTTTAAATATCGTACTACTCACAATGATGGCGTTTTCAGAGCTTATACAGAGGAGATGCGAGCGGCTAGAAAGTCACATGTAATTACTGGACTTCCTGATGCTTACGGTCGTGGTCGTATTATCGGTGACTATCGCCGTGTTGCTTTGTACGGCATTGACAGGCTTATTGAAGAAAAAATTAAAGATAGAAAAAAGCTAGCTTCAGCTACTTTTAATACTGATACAATCCGCTTAACTGAAGAGCTTCATCAGCAAATTGCATTTCTCGGTAAAATTCAAGAAATGGCAAAGCAGTACGGTTTTGATATTAGCCAGCCTGCTAAGAATACAAGAGAAGCTATTCAATGGACCTACTTTGCTTATCTCGCTTCAATTAAAGAGCAGAACGGCGCAGCAATGAGCCTTGGTCGTGTTGCTACATTTTTTGATATTTATGCTGAAAGAGACCTTGCTCTTGGAGTTTTTACAGAGCAAGAAGTGCAGGAGCTATTTGATGATTTTGTAATTAAACTGAGACTTGCGAGACATCTTAGAACACCTGAGTACAACGAGCTTTTCGGAGGAGACCCTATGTGGATCACTGAGGCTGTTGGCGGTATGGGTGAAGACGGAAGAACTTTGGTTTCAAAATCCAGCTTTAGAATTTTGAATACTTTGTATAACCTTGGTCCGGCGCCTGAGCCTAACTTGACTGTTTTGTGGTCTGAACAGCTGCCTAAGCCTTTTAAAGAATTTTGTGCTAAGGTTTCTATCGATACCGACTCTATTCAGTATGAAAATGATGATATCATGAGACCTGAGTATGGTGACGATTATGCTATCGCCTGCTGTGTTTCTGCTATGAAAATTGGTAAGCAGATGCAATTCTTTGGCGCGAGATGTAACCTTCCTAAACTTCTTTTAATTGCGCTAAACGGCGGTTATGATACTACTTCTGATGTTCATATCGGTCCTCAGATGGCCATCATGGACGGCGAGTTCTTAAATTATGAAAAAGTAAACGAAAGACTTGATATTTATATGCAGTGGTTAGCTCATTTGTATGTAAATACAATGAACGTTATTCATTACATGCATGATAAGTATTGCTATGAAAAAACTCAAATGGCTTTGCATGATACTGACGTACATCGCTTTATGGCTTTTGGTATTGCTGGCTTGTCTGTTATTACAGACTCTATGAGCGCCATTTTAAAGGCAAAAGTTGAGCCTATTAGAGACGAACGTGGCTATATAGTTGACTTTAAAACTACTGGTGATTTCCCTCAATACGGAAATGACATTGATGAAGTAGATTTTATCGCAAAAGATATTTCTCATCGAATGATTACTTACTTGAGACGTACGCCTGCGTATAGAAATGCTGAACATACTTTGTCTATTCTTACTATTACTTCTAATGTAATGTATGGTAAACATACTGGTGCTACTCCAGACGGACGTAAAGCCGGTGAGCCTTTTGCACCAGGAGCTAACCCAATGCACGGCAGAGATTGTACTGGACCACTGGCGTCACTTAATTCAGTAGCAAAACTTTCTTATGATGATTGTAGAGATGGAATTTCTAATACCTTCTCAATTATTCCATCAGCACTTGGTAATTCTGCTGAAAATATGGTCGCTAATTTAGTAGCAATTCTTGATGGCTATTTTAGCCAAAAGGCACATCATCTTAATGTGAATGTTATGAATAGAGAAACACTCATGGATGCATATGACCACCCGGAGAAATATCCTAATTTAACAATTCGGGTAAGCGGTTATGCTGTCCATTTTAATAAACTTTCACGTGCTCAGCAAAGAGAAGTAATTAGTCGAACTTTCCATACTATGTGAGGTAATTTATGCAGCAAAATAAAAAACTAAGTTATTGTGATTTTTGTGTATATCACACGGCCAGTGGTTGCACAGCAAAGCTAGATAGTGCGTATTGCACAGAAGCAAAAAATGAGTATTGGCAGTACATAAATAGTAAAAAACAGCCTCAAGTAAAATCGCTCAGAAAGTGGGATAGGAAGTAATGCAAAATATTAAAGAATATGTTGCTGAAAGAAAGCAGCAAATTAAAAATGAAATAGACTCGAGAAAGCTAAATGAGAGTGCTACACCACATCTTGCAATTATTCAAGTTGGAAATGTGGAAGCTTCTAATCGTTATGTTAAAAATAAGATAGCAGACTGTGCTGACTGCGGAATCACGTGTGAGTTGTTTAATTATGATAAAGATATCTCCGAGTCTTTCATGTTAGACCTTATTGATTGCTTTAACGAAGACCCTGCTATCACGGGGTTTATTGTTCAGTTCCCGCTTCCAAAGCATATTAGTGAAGCAAAGGTAATGAAAGCTATTGCAGCTGAAAAAGATCTAGACGGATTTAACAAGTACTCTAAAACAACCCCCGCAACTCCACTCGGAATTTATAAATATCTAAAAGATATGAATTATGATTTTGTTGGCAAGAATGCAGTGGTGATTGGACGTTCGGAAATCGTAGGAAAGCCCATGGCTGAGTTGCTTATTAATGAAAGTATGAATGTATCAGTCCTACATTCTAAAACGCCTGAACATGCTAAAAAGTTTTATTTAGCTAATGCGGATCTTATTGTTGTAGCTACTGGACACATTGGTACGCTTACTAAAGACTATTATCTCAAAAAGTCTGCTATAGTATTTGATGTCGGTATTAATTTTGGCCAAGATGGTAAAATGATCGGAGATTGTGAGCGAGACCTGTGTGTAGAATTTCAATCACCAGTTCCTGGAGGTTGTGGACTTCTAACACGTTTAGCACTTTTAGAAAATGCACTTGAATTAATTAGCTAAATTAAATAAGGAAGCTGAAAAGTTTCCTTGTGACGATACCAGCACAATGAACTCAAGCGATACTAAAAAGATACCAAAAGATAAATTAAAAGATACCTTTATAATAAAATATAAGATACCTATAATTTAATACTTTTATATCTTTTTAAGCGCCGCTTGGGAAATATTCCGAGCGGCTTATTTTTATCTAATAGCAAATTTTTAAAGAACTGTATTGTATTATATTATATAAAACTTATTTAAAAGGAGAATTAGACTAATGATTAAATTTCTTATTGAACCTGGTTATGATGTAAAGGCGCCTGTAAGAGACGCAGGAAATGCGGGAGTAGACTTCTTTATTCCAAATGCGACAGTAGAGTTTATTAATGCCTTTACTGCTAAGAATCATCCTGAAAATGCTTATATGACTGTAGAAAGCAATAAAATCTTTATTATGCCTCACGGTCGAGTAAATATTCCCTCTGGTATTCGTAGCTATCTTAGTCCTAATGTTGCTCTTGAGGCTCAGAATAAGTCTGGTATTGCCACTAAACACGGTCTTGTGTATGGTGCCTCAGTAGTTGATGCAAACTATCAGGGTATTATTCATATCAGCCTTATTAATACCACCGATAAAGTTGTAGAGCTTCCGCTTGGTATGAAAGCAGTACAATTTTTGCCCAGACTCATCGATATTTCTCCTGTTGAAGTGTATAATAATATGTCGCTTGAGGAGTTTTACAAAGACTTTGAGTTTTCCAATCGCGGAGAAGGAGCTTTTGGTTCAACAGGCGTTTAAGAAATACTTCGGAGGAATCTAAATGTCAACTTGTTTTTTATATGAGCAGTGTAACCATCGAGACTGCGATAAAGACTTCTGCCTCAGAAAATATAAAATGGACTCGCTTTACTCAGCAGCTCTTATGACAGAGAGTCAAAAGAAGCATATTACTTTGAGAGTAGATGAGGACGGAACCGACCTCGAGCAGTTTAAACAGCTCGCAGCTATTGAGCAGGATATTGTTAATTTTATCGGTAGCGGTAAAAACTTATATCTTCATTCAGCTAACTGCGGAAACGGAAAGTCGTCTTGGAGTCTTCGTTTGGCAGAAGCTTACTTTAATAAAATTTGGGCACGAACAGAGGTAAAGTGCCGTGTACTGTTTATTAGTGTACCAAGATTCTTGCTGGCGCTCAAGGATGATATTACAACTAAAAATGCTTATGTAGCATATATCAAAGAAAATGTTTTGGAAGCAGATCTTGTTATCTGGGACGATATTGCTGCCAAAATGGGTTCAGAATTTGAGCTTACTCATCTATTAAATATTATAGACAACCGTCTCGCCCTTGGAAAGTCTAATATCTATACATCTAATTTAAATAGACAGCAGCTTTATAATGCTTTGGGTGAGAGACTTACAAGTAGAATTGCAAATATGTCTCTTGATATTGAGCTTTTCGGTGCAGATAAAAGAGTTTTAAAAATTGGAGGCTAAACAATGATTGCACAATTTCAGATTATTAATAAAGTACTCCAGAATAAGGACTACTCTTTTATTACATTGAATAACCTTACTGCTGAGCACTTCTACGGTTATCAGGCAGAATATGAGTTTATTAAGGCTCACTATAGTACTTATCATACCGTTCCTGACCGTCTTACTTTCGTTCAGCACTTCCCTGAGTTTGTTATTCAGGACGTAAATGAGCCTGATAATTATTTGATTGAGCAGCTTTATAATGACTACAACCAGAGCTATCTTGCTACTCGTCTTAATAACTTAAAGAGACTTTTGGAAGCCGACGATACTGCTGGAGCAATGCAGTATTTTAAGGACTCTCTTGAAAAGCTTCATACGGGCTCGGCTCTTCAGTGTACTGATATTATGTCAGATACTTCAAGATACGATCGTTATCTTGATATGATTGCAAATCAATCTAAATACTTTATTTCTACCGGCTTTCCTGAACTTGATAAGATTATTACAGGTATCGACCGTAGAAATGAAAATATGGTTATTGCAGCTCGTTCTGGTGTAGGTAAATCTTGGGTTATGTTGTTGATTGCAGCAGCTGCCGCTAAGCAGGGCCTGACTGTAGGTATTTACTCAGGTGAGATGTCAGT